ATTCCATCATCATCGCAAATAACGATTCGTTGGATGCCGTGAGTGGATCGGCTGCCGGATATACTTTCTCGGATGGTACCGTTGTGATTGGAGAAGACGGTCTAGCGTTAAATGATATTACTCTACGAGATGCTTCGATAGAGGTGACTGGGCCGCTGTTTCAAGGAACGATAAGCGGATATGCTTCTGGGGGAGGCGACGGTCCCCCGGCGGGTCTCACAATAGAGAAGTTTTCATTTACGTCAGATGGAAATGCCACAGATGTTGGAGACTTAACTGTCCAAAGAGGATACGCCTCAGGTCAAAGCAGTTCTGTTTCAGGATACACTTCTGGAGGACTCGCCGGCGGTGCTCTCAATACGATCGACAAGTTTCCATTTGCTTCAAATGCGAATGCCACAGATGTAGGAGACTTAACGCAAGCTAGAAGGAGTATCGGCGGCGGGGGCCAGACTTCTACTGTAAGCGGTTATACTTCAGGAGGCTTTGTTCCTGCAGCTGTTAATACCATAGATAAATTTCCGTTTGCTGTAAATGCAAACGCCACAGATGTTGGGGACTTAACTGTAGGAAGGTATAACATTGCAGGACAATCGAGTACTGAATATGGTTATACCGCCGGTGGATCACCTTCGAATATAATTGACAAGTTTCCATTCGCTGCCGATGGCAATGCTACAGATGTAGGCGATTTATCAATAGGAAAATTGGGGCCAGCTGGACAGTCTAGCACCGTGTCTGGCTATACTTCCGGATCATTCCCAGGTAGCAACGTAATAGATAAATTTCCATTTGCTTCAAATGCTAACGCGACGGACGTGGGTGACCTTAGCCAAGCAAGAGGGTCTAACGCTGGACAGAGTTCTACTACGAATGGTTATACTTCTGGCGGGACGTACCAGTTCCTGCCTACTGCGGTCAAAAACACAATAGATAAGTTCCCATTTGCGGCGGATGCTAACGCTACGGACGTAGGTGATCTTACGGTTACAAGATCCTCCCCGACAGGACAACAGGTATAAAACATGGCAAAAGTAATTACAGAAAATTTCGCGTTTACACAGTATGCTGATGGTATAGAATTTAACGGTAAAGCCGTTGCGACTGCGTTTGATGTTCCACCAATATTTCAAGGAACTGTAAGCGGTTACGCAACGGGCGGGAGCTATCCTAGCGGAACAACTGCAATTAGAAAATTTTCCTTTGCGTCAAATGGAAATTCTGTAAGTGTAGGCAACTTGACGAACGCCCTGAGTGGAGGTGCAGGACAATCTAGTTCTACATCTGGTTATACAACAGGATCCGGCACCGGCTCTATCAATATGATTAATAAGTTTCCATTTTCTGTTGACGCAAACGCAACGGATGTTGGTGATCTTACACAATTAAGGGTAAATCCGGCCGGTCAATCGAGTCCCGTATCTGGTTATGGTTATTCGTCTGGCGGCACGGGCGGCTCACCTTATTCAAATGTAATAGATAAGTTTCCTTTTTCAGCAGACGCCAATGCAACAGATGTAGGAGATCTTACGCAATTAAGAGAGTATCCGGCTGGACAATCTAGTGTTACATCAGGTTATTCTTCTGGTGGATATTCACCTCCATTTAGAAATACTATAGACAAGTTTCCGTTTGCTTCTGACGCAAACGCAACTGATGTTGGAGACCTTACTGTATCTAGGTCTAGAGCAGCAGGACAGTCTAGTGATGTGTCAGGATATTCGTCTGGAGGCAGAGAAATTCCTACTCTTCTAAATGTAATAGACAAGTTTCCATTTGCCTCAAACGCAAACGCAACTGATGTCGGAGATCTTACACAGAGCCGTAACGCGGCTTCAGGTCAATCTAGTACTGTTTCAGGTTATTCGTCTGGAGGCGATGGCACCCCGTCCCCCGCCTTTTCAAATGTAATAGATAAGTTTCCTTTTGCCTCAAACGCAAACGCAACTGATGTAGGCGATTTAGCTCAAGGAAATGTAGGTGGGGTAACTGGACAAACCGCAGGCCAACAGGTATAAATAAATGAAAATGTCAAGGATTTAATATGCCTATTACGTTAAACAAAGACTCGATTAACTTCGGTAACTACAGCATATCTCTGCATCCTAACGGCATTGAGATCGACGGTAAGTTTAAGTATGCGTCGAGTGATATATACGTGAGACCATTTCAAGGTACGATAAGTGGATATACTTCTGGCGGAACAATACCACCAAATAATAGTACTAACACAATTGATAAGTTTCCATTCTCGTCCAATGCTAACGCAACTGACGTGGGTGATTTGACGCAAGCAAGGCGCGAGAGCGCAGGCCAATCAAGTGCCGAATCTGGTTATACTTCTGGTGGTTATGGATCAGGAAACTCAAACGTAATAGATAAGTTTCCGTTTGCCGCGAATGGCAACGCAACGGATGTTGGCGATCTTACACAAGCAAGAAATTCGCTTTCCGGAACTTCTAGTTCCGCATCAGGCTATTCAGCTGGAGGTTTTGGTCCTCTAAATACTGTTGACAAGTTTCCGTTTGCCGCGAATGGCAACGCAACGGATGTTGGCGATCTTACACAATCAAGGTATGGCCCGGCAGGTCAATCAAGTACATCATCAGGTTATGCGTCTGGTGGTTTTACAACTGCAAACTCTAATGTAATTGATAAGTTTCCTTTTTCTTCTGATGCCAACGCGACGGACGTCGGTGATTTGACTCTGGCAAGAAACCTTGTAACTGGTCAATCTAGTTCTGAATCAGGTTATGCGTCTGGAGGAGGAACCTCAAACGTAATAGACAAGTTTCCATTTGCATCTAATGCAAACGCAACAGACGTCGGAGATCTTACACAAGCAAGAACTGGATCGGCGGGTCAAAGCTCTACAGAATCTGGTTACACTTCTGGTGGAAGCCCATTTCTTAACACAATCGACAAGTTTCCATTTGCTGCAAATGCTAACGCAACAGACGTGGGTGATTTAACTCAAGGTAGACAATCTTCGGCTGGTCAACAGATATAAATAATCTTGTGAAACAACGAGAGTTATATTATGAAACAATTGAATTTTTGCGCAGGTCTTCCAAGAACCGGATCGACCGTGCTTATGAATATCCTACAACAGAACCCAGAAATCTTTACAACCGCCACGGATCCCTTTCCTGAGATACTCAGCGAACAGATCCTCATTAAATCTCGTTATCGAGAATCCTTTCAGGCAATGAGCTGCGAACAAGCAGACGATGCCGTTTACGGAATGGCGATTGGTGCTACGAAGGGTTGGTACGAAGGACTCACAAAGAAACCAGTCGTGATCTCAAAGTCAAGAACTTGGTCGAACCTTCATCATCTCTTTCCAAACAACAAGATACTCGTCACAGTAAGAGACCTTCGAGACATCGTCGAGAGTTTTGATCGTGTCAACGATAAGATTAAAGCCCTTCATACCTTCGGTGATGGTAACATTCTCTACGGCTCTATGACTGAGACCGAGAAGTATCACTATCACTTTAAAGAATCAAACGCGTTTTCAGGCAATCTGAGACACGAGATACTCAAGTACATTGAACTCTTTAAGACCAATCCGGAAAGAGTTAAGTTTGTTCGATACGAGGATCTGCTTAAGGAACCAGTCTACATGCTTCGAAGAATATACGACTTCTTAGGTCTTGAATACTTTGAGCACGATTTGAACAACATAGAGCAGTCTGCATTATTCGAACACGACAACGCGTACTTTCGTGAGAAGACGGATCATCATACGAAGCCTTCTCTTCTACCTTGGAAGGAACCAAAGAGAGTACTCTCAGAAAGTTTTCACGAAAAAGTCGTGAGCGAAAACACCTGGTTCTATAAATCCTTTTATCCTGACGCGATATAAATAATACTATATGATGATACGGAGTACATTATGAACGAACACGCGACTAACATTTTTAATGTTCCAATATGGGGATACGTTCTTACGAACGAAAAGTATCAAGCAGAAGATTATCTCGACAGAGTTCTAGAACTATACGCTCAGGAACCGTCGGTATCAAAGAGTAACTCGGGCGGTGCCTGGCAGTCGAGAGACGATCTTCACGAGGATCCGATCTTTCGAGAGTTTGTAAAAAACATTCTACTCAAATCGATCGCATCAAACATTCTCAAGGACTACGGCATCACCGAGTTCAAGCTACAGAGCATGTGGGCAAACGTAAACGGTAAGCACTCTTTCAATCACCATCACACGCACGAGGGTTATCTCTCGGGTGTATTCTATCTTAGAGTACCGCAGAACTCCGGTCGTCTCGTATTTACGAACCCAGCCATTCGCAGCGAGAGACATCCAATTCGTGATAAGAACTATCCAATTCAACCACAACCTCTTGCGTGTATTGTCTTTCCGAGTTGGCTCGAACACTATGTCGAACCAAATCAGTCGGACGATACGAGAGTAAGTATCAGCTTTAACATAGGTGTTTGATTATGAACCATAAAAAGTTACACATTAACGGCCGTGAAGTAGATATCTATGACGATCTGTTTACGTTTGAAGAGATCTCAAAGATGTTCATCGCGGTTCGTAATTTTCCCTACACAGCTACTAATTTTAGCGACGGGTTTAGATCGCACATCTACGGCGAAAAGCACAAGCTCAAGTACGTGTTTGGATCGCGTGAAGAAGCAACTAACTTTGGCATTATAAATAGACTCAATCAGGTCAATCCACATTTTGCTAAGAATTATATCGTTCACCGACAATATGTAAATCTTGCTACGACGAGCGACTTCGATACGATTCACATAGACGACAATCATCTAGAAAAGCCTAAGACGGCGCTATACTATCCTCACCCGGATTGGAACATTCATTGGGGAGGTCATACATTCTTCTTCAACGAAAAGTTGGATAGTATAGAATACACAGCAGCGTATAAACCTGGAAGGCTTGTCATCTTTGATGGTTCGATACCTCACTGTGGTTCGCCGCCATACGCATCTGCTCAAGATAAAAGATACGTTGTGACCTGCAAGTTTCAATATACGAATGGAGAATAAATTATGAAAGACACGGTAAGTTACTTTGAAGAAAATGGTTATGTAGTTTTACAGAACGTCCTACCTAAAGAAAAGTGCGACGAATTAGTAGCGCATATGTTTAAGCTACACGAAGAAGGTAAACTGGTTCAGGATGATCAGTGCCCTCTTTCTGATGCCATCTACGGAGATCCGGTTTTTGATAACCTTCTTCAGAACGTAGCAGAACCTCTCGGTAAAGCCGTTGGCAGAAAGCTGCTTCCTACGTATTCGTATGCAAGGATCTATCGTCCTGGCGACGTTTTAAAGAAACACCTCGATCGCCCTGCCTGTGAGATTAGTACAACGCTTACTCTTGGATACGACGCAAAGGTCAACTGGCCAATTCATTTTGCAAACCAAGACGGAACGAAAGAAACAGCAGTGACTATGGAACCCGGTGAGATGGCTGCGTATAAGGGAACCGAGATGGTTCACTGGAGAAAGCCGTTTAAGGGTAACTGGCACGTTCAGGTCTTCCTACACTTCGTAGATGCTAACGGTCCTCATGCAAACCAAGCAATGGATGGAAGACAGTCTCTTGGTGTTGACAAGACTGCGCAGACCATGACTCAAGCAGCGCAGCCGCCACAAAAGCAACAGGAAAATGTAGTAAACCAACCAAGAACGGACAACCTCAGTCTAAAGAAGAATAACGAGATGTTAATTCCGGATCCAATCTTTGGCGGTGTGATCCTACCGAGCACTGATAATACTCTTCCTGGTTATTTTCCAGTCAATAGCGAAACGTTTCCTACGATGATGTTCACAAACCAGGAGTGTGATCGTATCATTCAGATCGCGAAGGACTCGTATTCTTCTGCTGCGAGCGTTGGTAGTGGAAAGAGCGGAAGTGTTGCGAAACAAATCAGATCTGCCGAGATCTATCCGATAGAGAACAACGAAGAGAATCGTTGGATCTTTAAAAAGATCGCGAGTGTTGTTTCAGTAGTAAACACCGTACACTTTGAATACGACATCTCGGCTATCGAGTACGCGCTTCAACTCATTCACTATCCTTCGGATGCGGAAGTTCCTGGCCACTATAACTGGCACGTGGATGCCGGTCCTGGCGTAGTAGCAACGAGAAAGATCTCGTTTACTGCACAGCTCTCGGACCCGAATAGTTATACCGGTTGCGATCTCATTGTAGACGATCACGGCAATAAAATTCAAGCATCTCGTGAGAGAGGATCGTTCTCGCTATTTCCGAGTTATATGCCACACGTAGTTACTCCAATCGAGACGGGAGATCGTTATGCTCTCGTCATTTGGATACATGGATCAAGGAGGTTCAGATAATATGGAAGAAGAAAAGAAAACAACAGCGCGTGAACTCGCAGTATTCGAAGAGATCCGTAAGAGCGATATCGTAACAGCCGAGGATGCGGAGAGAATGAAGGTGCCTATGGCCATGGTCTTTGGTCATGGTACTACTGGAAATCTTCCTAGCTTTGGCGGTAAGACACTTAATGAAAACTCTCAGTTGGTAGACGTTGCTCTCAAGAACGTCGGCGAGCTACAGAATATTTGGAACCACAGCCACACTCAATGGATGTGGAAGCATATCAACTTTAGCTATCACAGCCCGCATAAAAATATGCGCCAGATTGCAGCAGAACTTGCGAAGAAAAAATCTGCTTTGAATGAAGCAAAGTGGCGTCATATCAAGAAGGAAGCAAGAATTCGTAAGATCCAAGAAGAACTGCAAAACGCAGAAAATATGGATTACTGGCGTGAGGTCGACCTGAAGATTAAGCTTGCTGAGTATCAAGAAGGTGCGATCGAAGGCATGTCATATATCGAAGGGGCTATGAAGGACGTTCTCGCACTTCAGGAAGTCTTTGAGGATCTAAAGAAAACAGTTAGCGATTTCAGTGAGCACGACATCGAGAAAGAGGAATCGATATCACACCTAAAGAGAAGTATAGTCCAGTGTATTCGTGACGTTCGCCAATCTGGACGCATTACAAAGGGTGAGCAGGAGTATATGGAGCAGATCGGGGTGAACCCAGGTAAGATGCAACGTATCCTTCAGTTATACGTAGAAAAAGAGATCGAACAGGACTCTTGGGATAGCGAAGGCCTCTTTGAGTTTGTCGATGGATTGGCTCGCGAACTCGTCGAGAAACATAAGGTCGACGTGAAGAGAATGGAACTACTCGGTTACGATCCAGAATCAAGAGAGGACATTACATACTCTACGAAGGTCGCTCTCTTAGATAACTTTATGGACGAGGAGTCGAATGAAGACTGAGTTCTATAACAGACTCATAGAAGCAAAGAAGTATACCGACAGGATTGGTTCTATCTACGGAACTGAGGATCTGTCGGTATACCTTTATTCCGTGATACGAATGATGAAGCCAAAGACCGTTGTAGAACTTGGTACGGGTCTCGGATCCACGATGTTATGGAGTGCTCTTGCTCTTGAAGAGAACGATGAAGGAATGCTCTACACAGTTGATGATGGAAGCGAGTGGAAGAGAATTAGTACTGCAAAGGAAATGATCGGCGATCGCTTTCGCGTAGACTATGATCGATTTGTGAAGGATCTTATTCTAGAGTTTCAGATATACGAAAGAGTAGAGTTTATAAACGAGAAGATCTCAATCGTTGATGTAAATGATATCGACATACTCTTTAGTGACTTTGCTCACGGAGTCTTCGATGTAACAAAGTTGCTCGCTGATTATCTACCAAAGATGAACGAACACGCTAGGATCTACATCGACAGCGCGAGTACTCACTACGGATCCTACAGCACGATCGAGCGTATCGTTCAGATACTTAACAATGGAAAGATACCGCGATCTTTCGAAGAAATTTCAAATCTGGATTGCGACTCGTTCCTAAGAAAAGTGCAGAGAAGTTCTTTTTCGATAGAGCACATCATTGAGAATAAAGATCGTAATCAAAACAGCACGTGCTGTATCACAATCTCTCCAATTGATATTTTTCCGTATCCTAGGAAAAACATGAGAGTATAAATAGAATAAACTAAACTAGGAGGCAATCATGGCAGTAATAGAATATATGCTACACAGAATCAACGGAAGTTCTCGCGCTGAGATACCAGGATGGGTTGGAGACCGCGGTCACTGGTTTAATTCTGCAGATAACACATTCATCGGATGGATTGACGACGTTCGCGACTACTACGTTCCAGACACCGTAGTTTCTCTGACGAAAGCAGATCTCGTTACTCGTCAGCTCGCAATGCACGCCAACACTCCGTTCATGACAATGCAGGATGATCCAAGCGCAGAGCCGGTAGCAATGACCGACGCAGAAGTTACGACTATGACCGAAGCATGGTATGATGATTTTGTTGCTAAGAATAGCGCGTAATAATCATGGAATTAATTTTAGCGAAAAAGATCGAAGAACTCGAGTTTAACGAACTTCTTGAAGTACTTAGAAAGTTTCAGACGGAAGATCGTGACGCATTTCAATTGTTACAGGAATTGGTAGAAGATATCTGATGGCACAGATTCAGTTCAACGCGGATGGAACGATAAACTTTGGTGACTACACACTCACGTTTACGAACGATGGGTTTGAATTCGACGGTGCTATCTTGGCTACTGAGCATGTAGAAGCTTATAGTTTTCAAGGAAGTGTGAGCGGATATACTTCTGGCGGGTTTTCTATGAACACGATTGATAAATTTCCTTTTTCTGCAAGTGCTAACGCGACGGATGTTGGCGATCTTACACAAGCAAGATATAAAACAGCGGGTCAATCGAGTTCTGAATCTGGCTACACATCTGGAGGAAATTACACCGTTAATATAATTGATAAATTTCCGTTTGCTGTTGATGCTAATGCTACGGACGTTGGCGATTTAACTCAAGGGCGGCATATGGTGGCAGGGCAGTCAAATGCTGAGTCTGGTTATACTTCGGGGGGGAGTATATCAAATCCATCATATATCAATGTCATTGACAAGTTTCCCTTTTCGGCAAGCGCGAATGCAACCGATGTCGGCGATTTGACGCAAGCAAGGCGCGAGAGCGCAGGCCAAAGCTCTACTGTATCAGGTTATACTTCTGGCGGATTTGTCCCACCAGCAATTGATACAATTGACAAGTTTCCCTTTGCGACTAATGCTAACGCAACTGACGTAGGCAATCTTACGCGTGGAAGATATAGAACTTCAGGACAATCAAGCGCAGATTCTGGTTATACTTCAGGCGGAAGCCCACCGCTATTTGACACAATTGATAAATTTTCGTTTGCGTCTGACGCAAACGCAACAAACGTAGGACTATTATTTTCAGGAAGTAGAAATGGTGCGGGTCAGTCGAGTATGGAGTCTGGCTACGTTTCTGGCGGGGCAAATCCGGGAGGTAGTTATAGCGATGTTATACAAAAGTTTTCATTTGCATCTGATGGAAATGCAACGGATGTCAGCAACTTGACACAAGCGCGGTTGCAGGCAGCAGGTCAACAGGTGTAAACATGGCAATACGTATAACAAAAGATAAACTTGAAAGTATTGACATTACAGACACGTTTCAAGGTGAAGTAAGCGGTTATACTTCAGGGGGAGCAGACCCCGGCAACGTTAATACAATTGATAAATTTTCTTTTTCCGCTGATGCTAATGCAACTGACGTAGGAGATCTCACGCAAGCTCGCCGAGGCCCCGGCGGCCAATCAAGTACCATATCTGGTTATACTTCTGGTGGTTATACACCGTCTCGCGTAAACACTATTGATAAATTTCCATTCGCAGCAGACGCAAATGCCACTGACGTCGGTGATCTTACACAAGCAAGAGATAGAGTGGTAGGTCAATCAAGTACCATATCAGGTTACTCTTCAGGGGGAACAAACCCCGCCGCTGTTAATACAATTGACAAATTTCCATTTGCATCTAATGCAAACGCCACTGACGTAGGCGATTTAACTCAAGCTAGGTCTAGAGCAGCAGGACAGTCAAGCGACGTATCAGGTTATACATCTGGAGATGGCGCAGCGCCGCTATATAACGTAATTGATAAATTTCCCTTTGCTTCAAATGCAAATGCTACTGACGTAGGAGATCTCACACAAGGAAGATTTAATGGTATTGCAGGCCAATCAAGTACCATATCAGGTTACGCTTCAGGGGGAGGAAACCCCACCAACGTTAATACAATTGATAAATTTTCTTTTTCCGCTGATGCAAATGCCACTGACGTCGGTGATTTAACTCAAGCAAGAAGTTTTGTAGCAGGTCAATCAAGTACATCATCAGGTTATGCGTCTGGAGGAGGAACCTCAAACGTAATAGACAAGTTTCCATTTGCATCTAATGCAAACGCAACAGACGTCGGAGATCTTACACAAGCAAGAACTGGATCGGCGGGTCAACAGGTGTAAAACACCTACTACTTTCTTTTATGACAGCACGAGAGTACTCAAACGATTACCAAGGAAGAGTACTCCGCATTATAAATAAATGTACTGAAACACTTTTATTATGAGGTTAAATTATGAAAAGAATTTTGATTACCGGTGGTGCTGGGTTTATCGCACATCATCTTGTCAATAAGGTGCTGAAAGAGACTGATTGGGAGGTCGTGACTCTCGATAGATTGGACTACAGCGGAAACCTTAACCGCCTCCACGACTCACTACAGGAGTTCGACGCAGAGACTCGTAAGAGAGTAAAGGTAGTCTTTCACGACCTAAAGGCGGACATGAATCCGCTCGTTCGAGCCGAAGTAGGGCGCGTGGACTACATTGCCCATCTTGCTGCTGGATCTCACGTGGATCGTTCGATAGATTATCCTATGGAATTTGTCCTTGACAATGTTGTAGGAACCTGCAATATTCTCGAATTCGCAAGGTCACAGAAGGATCATCTTGCTCGCTTTATCTACTTTAGTACGGATGAGGTCTTTGGACCAGCACCCGATGGTATTAAGTATAAAGAGAACGATCGTTACAACTCAACGAATCCTTACAGTGCGTCAAAAGCCGGTGGTGAAGAACTCGCTGTAGCCTACGAGAACACATACGGTCTTCCTATCTATATCACACATACGATGAACGTGTTTGGCCAGAGACAGCATCCTGAGAAGTACATTCCCATGTGTATTAAGAGAGCGAGGGATGGAGAAAGGATCACCATTCACAGCGATAGAACAAAGACGATCGCCGGATCTCGTCACTATATACACGCAGAGGACGTAGCAGACGCAGTTCTATTCCTACTCAATAACGAGTTTGATCTAAAGAGCGAGTGGGGTGGAGCTAAGTGCCCAAAGTTCAATATCGTTGGAGCAGAAGAGATCGACAACTACGAGCTCGCAAAGATCATCGCTGATGCGCAGGGTAAGGAATTGGTCTACGAGTTTGTTGATTTTCACTCGAGCCGACCAGGACACGATCTTCGTTATGCGTTGGATGGAAATAAGATGAAGGAACTTGGTTGGGAACCATCAAAGTCCGTTCGTGAAAGAATTGCAGAAGTTGTAAACTGGACTCTCGAGAACGATAGATGGCTCGTGTCTTAACGCATTAAAATATTACCGACTCTATATGAAAGTTGAGGACTTATTTTTTTTATAAATAAGGTAAACAACAGTTAGAGCTCGGTTAGTATGCCTACGCAAGCAAACTTATATGTAGATCATGGAACAGATTTTGGAATAAATCTAGAATTAACTGCTGAAGTTAATCAAGGTGATGTGTTTGTTATAAACGACAAATCTTTCTTCTGCAATATCAGAAAGCATTATTCTACGAGTATCGTGGCAAATGCTGAGATAACGATACTCGAATCTGCAACGAACTCTATAGAATTCTTTTTATCCGGCGAGTCGACTAGCAACCTGGATACTGGAAATTATGTTTATGATGTTATGATGGTAAGTCCATCTGGTGCAAGAACAAAAATTCTTGAAGGTCTATTAAAGATAGTTCCAACGGTAACAGAAACATGATCACGAACAGAGAAGACATAAAGATTTTTGTAAACCAAAAGACAGGTATTGTTACTAGGTCTATATTTGATCTCGCGGACGTGAATTTAATAGGCATAGCAAACAATGAAGTATTAGTTTACGATGGTGCTTCAGGAAAAATAGTTCCTTCGGATATATCCACAATTCTGTCTGTCGGTTTAGAACAAGTTGATGGCGGTGTATTTTAATTTATAAATATCAGAGTATTTAAAAACTTCGAGGTATAAGAACAGTGGCTACAATAAAGCACAAAAGATCTAGTGAACCAGGTAGAGTTCCTACGCTAAATCAACTCGAGTTTGGTGAACTTGCGATCAATACCTATGACGGTAATATCTACACCAAGATAGAGCGCGAAGGTGTAGCTGAAATAGTAAAGTACACCTCGACAAATCCAGTCGAAAACGTGTACTATGTTCAAAAGAACGGAAGCGACGCGAATAATGTAACTGGTACGACTTGGGATGACGCATTTCTTACGGTAGAAAGAGCTATTGAAGCTGCTAACGAAAGAGACGGAGCTTTAACTCTCATTGACGTTGGTCCAGGCGAGTACATAACTCAAGGTCATATCGACGTTCCTGATAACTGCTTACTACGCACCGTTCACAGGGCTGCTATTTTTAAGCCAGCATCAGGATACGAAGAAAGAAACGTTCTCAGATTAGGATCTGGTTGTTTCATTGAAGGATTCGTCTTTGAAGGTTGGAGACTCAACAGCCTCGACAACCCAACTGAAGGATTTGCAGTATCATTTAGACCAGGTGCGGTCATTCGTAGAGCTCCATACGTCCATAAGTGCGTGGTTAGAACCACACCTTTCTGGGATACTGTAGCACCACCGTTGGATAGAGATAACGCTAACCCGCTCGTTGGAAGAGGAGCTGGAGTTATCCTAGCTGACGGTTCGGTTTGTTCTCAGTACAGCATATATCCAAACATCATGGCATGGGGTGCAACACCAGTTTCTCACAACGGTATTGGATACTGTGCTAAAAATGGCGCGCTAATTAACGCGGTAAACGCGATTAGTCTCTGGGCTCATAAACATTTTCTCGCTCTTGCTGGCGGACAGATCATTCTGTCTGCGTGCTCCACGCAGTTTGGTGATTATACGATGGTCGCAAGCGGAACTAGAAATATTGTAGTTCCAACTGAAGTAGCTGATGGAACTCTATCGATACAGACCGCTGCGTATCAAGCTATCGACGCTTCGGCTAATACTATCATTGATGCGATGTGGACAGATCTACAGTCAAACGGGTACACTACTGGGTGGAACGCAGAAGATGAAGTATTTACAAGAAGAGACGCGAGAAACGTTCTTCAATCTGTAGAGTGGGTTCTACAAACAGCAAACGAAAAGCCTATGCTCGACTTTGCTAAAGGATTATTTACAACAACTGGAACGAAAGCATATTCTATCGATAAAGAACCAGCATTCATACGTTCGTTTCAGTTCATGAGAGATGCAATCATCGCACTTCCTAATGTGAATTCTACTGCGGATGGTATTGTTTCAGCATTGTTCGCAGCATTAATTAATACGATTCAAAATACCGTTACAATCGCAGAACCTTCTACGATTACTGCGATAGGTCATACGTGGTCTGCTCTTATGTCCGGTGTTGCTTTGACTAAGATACCACCAGCAAGAAACGCAACTACGATAGAAGAAAGCATATTAGAATTAAATAACGGTCAAGTTATTGCATCGGGGCAAGACGACCAGGGTTCAGCATTGTTCGTTGGAGGAATGAGAATCGACGCAGACACTGGAGAGCTATCGGGCCCGCCATTCGATCAAGCAGTAAATAGAATTGCCACAAGAGCAGCAATCGCAAGGAGTTTTTAAATAATGGCACGCATTACATGTAGAACACCGTCTACAGGAAAACCATTAAGAATTATTCAGAGTAACGTATCAAATACGTATATAACGATAGCCGAAGCACCCGACTTTTCAGTTCCAGACGCTTCGAGTAAGTTTCCTGACCGCGACCCAACGAATGCAACACGAGCAATACGCCCAGGAGAAATATTTTTCTTAACGCCAATGGCCGCAAAAAATAAAGACACCGAGGACAGATGGATCGAAACCATTCTTGTCACCGAGGATGACGAAACAATAGAAGTTGCAACGGTTACGGTTCCAGCTGGTGATACCGCTCTTATTCCACTACAAGGTAGAAGCCTACTTAAAAGGACGGCAAACAACTCATCTGGTGATACACTGCAGATAAGAGCAGAGATCTCAGGCGTATTCGATATATGGATATCTGCAGAAGAAAAACTATCAAACGAACACGTTGGGGTTGAATAAAAATGGTAAAATTAGTATCCGATTATACCGTATCTAATAGGATAGTAAAAACTCCTTCTACTGAAGTGTCTCCTGAAAGATATAGGTACGTTAATTTAGCTGAAACGGAGCCGGATCTTGGTGTTCCTCAGGCAAACGGATATATTCTTACATCGAATACTATTGGAACCAGAGCTTGGATAGACGGTTCTACAATATTTGGGCAACAGGGTATTCAGGGTATACAGGGTATTCAAGGAAGCTTTGGTCAGCAAGGTATACAAGGTCTTCAGGGTACAAAGGGAGATCCATTTAAGGTTCTTGGATCCGTTCCTGACGTAAATGTGAATCCACCAAACAATCCTCAGACTACATTAAGCGCGGCCTTTCCAAGTCCATCTCTTGCAGATGGTGTTATTGATGAGGCGACATTTGATCTTTGGGTTTGGAATGGTACATCTTGGATAAACACAGGAGATATCGTTGGACCTCAGGGTATTCAAGGTATTCAGGGTCGTCAAGGTATCACCGGATCTCAAGGTGTACAAGGTATTCAGGGATCTCAGGGTGATCAGGGTATTCAAGGTACTACTGGTGACCAAGGTATTCAAGGTACTGGAGGACTCGGTACACAGGGTGTTCAGGGTATCACTGGATCTCAAGGTGTTCAGGGTATTACCGGCGAACAAGGTATACAAGGCACTCAAGGTGCTCAGGGCACTACTGGTGAACAAGGTATACAAGGTATTAGTGGTACTGGGAACCAAGGGCCACAGGGCACTCAAGGCACTACTGGTGAACAGGGTATACAAGGTGTTCAGGGCGTCCAGGGTATTCAGGGTACTTCAATCCAGGGTATCCAGGGTATCGCTGGATCTCAAGGCGTTCAAGGTATCCAAGGTATAGACGGTACACTAGGATCTCAAGGCGAGCAGGGTATCCAGGGTATTCAGGGTATCACTGGTTCGCAAGGTATACAAGGTATTCAGGGTACTGCTATTCAGGGCATTCAAGGTATCCAGGGTATCACTGGATCTCAAGGCGTTCAAGGTATCCAAGGTATAGACGGTACACTAGGATCTCAAGGCGAGCAGGGTATCCAGGGTATCACCGGATCTCAAGGTGTACAAGGTATCCAAGGTATAGACGGTACACTAGGATCTCAAGGTGTTCAAGGTATCCAAGGTATAGACGGTACACTAGGATCTCAAGGCGTTCAAGGTATTCAGGGTATTCAGGGTACTGCTATTCAAGGTATTCAGGGTATCCAGGGTATCCAGGGTATCGCTGGATCTCAAGGCGTTCAAGGTATTCAAGGTATAGACGGTACGCTTGGTTCTCAAGGCATTCAAGGTATCCAGGGTATCACTGGATCTCAAGGCGAGCAGGGTATCCAGGGTATCACTGGATCTCAAGGCGTTCAAGGCATTCAAGGTATCCAGGGTATCACTGGATCTCAAGGTGTTCAAGGTATTCAAGGAACCCAAGGTATCCAAGGTATTCAAGGTATTCAGGGTCGTCAAGGTATCACCGGATCTCAAGGCGTTCAAGGTATTCAAGGTATTCAAGGGCCGGCGTCTGCTTCTGCTTCAGCAACAGATCTTCAAGCAACAAATAATACTTCTACGAACGCAAGCTTCTACCCAGTCTTCGTTGCAAACGTTGGATCTGTTCAAACAGTCAATGCTGCCGATACAAAACTTTATTTCAATCCAAGTACCGGAACACTCAACGCGACAAACTTTAACTCTCTATCAGACATTACTTATAAAGAAAATATCGAAAAGATACCAAACAGTATAGAGATGCTAAATGCAATACAGACATATTCGTTCAACTGGAAAGATAATAAGAACAAGAGCTACGGGGTAATCGCGCAAGAGTTAGAAAAGGTTATGCCAGAACTCGTAGAAAAAAACGCTAACGGCGATAAGACAGTTTCTTATATGCCTTTGATCGCAATCGTTATTGAAGCAATAAAGAAGTTAGATGATAAGATCGAAGGTAAAATATAATGGCGCTTAACTTTTCAACATCTCAGAGTTTAGATCTAATACACCACCAAGATGGCACGTCCTATGAGTGGACCGGTTCAAAGTGGCGTAGAATCGATACTTTTGAAACGCGATATACAGACAAGCTCTGAGAGACGTTACAACTCAAGATGGATTTTCTTACACTGTTACTTGGCCTACGAAACCTTAACACTGTTCTAAACGTATAAATAATATTAAGAAAGATGATGATAATTTGAAGTGAGGTGAAACTATATAATGTCTTTTTTTGAAAACACCAAGAACGGAACAGAAGTAGAAAATATATACAATTACGAAAACGATCGTAGTTTTGCAAAAACAGTACTAGAGGATGGTGGAGACATACATCCTCTTATAATTCCATCAAATCTTACGAATGGTACAGGGTTGATGAATCCGTCTATATTGAATATAGACGGCAAACTCATTGTCAACATTCGTCACGTGAACTATACGTTCTATCACTCAGAGAGAAAACTATTTCAGCACCCTTGGGGTCCTCTTACTTATCTGCATCCTGAAAACGATATGCATTTAAGAACTGAAAACTATTACTGCGAACTAAACGATTCCTTTGAGATCTCTCGGTTTAATAAGATAGACACAAGTAAGTTTGACACATACTCACCTATGTGGGACTTCGTTGGTCTTGAGGATGCTCGTCTAATGCATTGGAATGGTAAGATCTTTACTTCTGGAGTTCGTAGAGATACGACGACGAACGGCCAGGGTAGAATGGAACTCTGTGAGATAGAAGTTCGTAACGACTCAGTAGTAGAAGTAGCGCGCTGGAGAATTCATCCACCGAAGGATAGAAATTCTTATTGCGAAAAGAACTGGATGCCGGTTCTAGATCAACCTTACACATACGTAAAGTGGTGTAACCCAGTTGAGATCGTAAAGGTTGACGAAACGCCGTTGGACGATAAAGTATTCGAGTCAAATTGGGTAGACTCAAAAACGATCCACCTCGGAGAACGTTTAAACTTTTCTCACAAGGATCCACGCGGTGGATCGCAACTCATACCTTTCGGAGATAACTATCTCGCGCTTACTCACGAGGTCGATCTATTTAAGAGCGAAGTTGGTAGAAAGGATGGGGTGTATCGTCATAGATTCGTTCTGTTCGATAAAGATTGGAACGTGCTAAAATCTTCAAAAGACTTTTCATTAATGAATGGACATACGGAATTTGCATGCGGTATGTGCCACTATAAAGATAAGATACTTATTACATTTGGATTTCAGGACAATGCTGCGTACATACTCGAAGTAAATCCTAAATCTATTGAAGACCTATTACTGTGAGAGGACGCATACATTATGAACAGAACTGAAATTATTCAAACTCTCATCGATAAGATAGATGCGAAGAGCTATCTTGAAATTGGAATTTCCGCTGGAGACAACTGGAAAAAGATACGCTGCGATCGCAAGTTGAGCGTAGATCCAGAACCTCTATCAAAGGCAGATCGCGTTCTTACTTCAGACGAGTTCTTTGAAAAGAACGAAGAAACGTTTGACGTCATATTCATAGACGGCCTTCATCACGCGGATCAAGTACACAGAGACATAAAGAACTCGCTAGATGTGTTAAACGATGGCGGTTACATCGTATGTCACGATTTAAATCCACAGAAGAAGGAACATCAGGTCATACCGTTTACTGGCGGTACTTGGAACGGAGACTGTTGGAGATCCTTCGTAAGCTTGCGTCGAGATCGAGAAGATCTAGAAATGTTTACTATTGACACCGACCACGGATGTGGCGTTATACGTAAGGGTACTCAAGAAACGTTGGATATACATCCTAGCACCGACGTAACATATGAAGACTTTGATAAGAATCGTAAAGAATGGTTAAACCTAATTAGCCCAGGTCAATTTAGAAAGATGTTTGGTATGAAAGATCTCAAGTCTATGATTAAGACATACATCATGGATCCTAGCAATCCCGAGAATAACTGGGACCTTGCTCTACACTACGATGGTCTAGGACAGACAGCATCAGCAGTTTCATTCTATATTCGCACGGCCGAAAGAACGAAAGACGATCTGCTAAAGTACGAGTGTTTAATTCGCGCGGCAATGTGTTTTGAAAAGCAAGGGACGCGCAGGTTTACCGTGAAGGGTATCATACAGCACGCGATCGCAACGAAGCCGCATCGCCCAGAAGGGTACTACCTCCTGAGCCGTTTACACGAAAACGATCCTGGAGATGGAAAGTGGTTCGATTCGTTTACGATGGCCTCTATCGGCTATTCATTTGCCGATGGCGAACTCGAACCTCTTAGAACTGAGATAGACTATCCTGGAAAATACGCGCTTCTTTTCCAAAAAGCTCATTCTGCATGGTGGTGTGGCCTCGGCGAAGATTCAAGAAGTATTCTAATGGATCTATATCAAAACTATGATCTAAATGAATACTATCGCAATGCAGTATACCAAAATCTCCTAAGACTCGGTGCGTTTTCTTCTAAGAGTCTTACTCTATACAAGAAAGAGAAACATAAAGATCTTGCAGTTCAATTCGATGGTTCTGAAAAAATTAGCCAAAATTATTCCGAGGCGTATCAGGATATGTTCGTTCTTACTCTGTTAAAAGGTAAGAGAAACGGATCGTATGTTGAGGTTGGATCTGGCCACCCAACTTATGGAAACAACACGTACCTCTTGGAAAAAGACTTTGGCTGGAACGGTGTATCGCTAGATATTAGTGAGGAGTTCGTAGCGGCGCATAATCAAGAAAGAAAGCATACTTGTGTACTTAAGGACGCAACGACTGTTAACTACGACAAGTTTTTAAACGGTCTTGGATTTGGTAAGGACATAGACTACCTTCAGATAGATTGCGATCCTCCTGAGATAAGCTTTAAGGTTCTTCTTTCGATACCATTCGACTCAAGAAGATTTGGTGTCATTACGTTTGAACACGATCACTACGCGGATCCAACCGGTGGATATAGAGAGAAGGCTAGAAAATACTTAGAGTCATACGGCTACGTTTTGTTCGCGAGTAATATTTCTCCAGATGAAGATAGACCATATGAAGATTGGTTCGTTCACCCAGATATGATAAATATTAATGAATTTAGTATTCTAATGGATCAAACTGATTCTACGAAAAAAGCTGAAGATTATATAATGGGTAAGATCAAGAATGGTGAAGCAGCTTAATAACTTTCCTACTGTATACTACCTTTCTCTAAAGGATTCAACAGGTAGACAGCGCGACATTGAGTCTCAGCTCTGTGCGCGCGGCGTAAACTTTCGTATGATAGAAGGATACGACGGCAGAAGAGTTGATATTCGCGATCAGCTAAACATATCTGGGCCGCACATAGGATCGAACCAAATTACGTCTGAAGTTCTTTCCGTTGCAGTATCTCACATAAATATGATACGCCAATGGTATAAAGACACAGACGAAGAGATTGGATTCTTTTGTGAGGACGATATCAATTTTTCTCTCGTTGATTATTGGAATTTTAACTTTCAAGATTTTATCTCAGAACTACCATCGGATTGGAAAGTAATTCAGCTATCTCTCATAAAAGAAACTCCTGTGAATTGGAGTGACATGAGAATGCGAAGAAAGAGATGGAACGATTGGTCGTGCTGTGCTTATATCGTTAATAGAAAGTATGCAAAGCAGATAGTAGAAGATTACTATGATGAAGAAAAGAATGAATTCACACTAGACATTAAGGGTACCGTTCATCACCCATTACCAGAAAACGTTGTGTATCCCTCAAATTATAAACAGTGTTATGTGTTTCCTTTCTTTACAGAAAACAGAGACCACGTTTCAACTCTTATGAGAGAAACGAATAAAGAAACGATAGATAACATTCAGAATCAAAGCAGTAATTTCATAACAAATTGGTGGAAAGAAAATGGCCACAAAGTTAACATAAAGGAGTTAGTAAGTATGATAGATAAAATACCAGTGATTGGAGCTCCAGTAGTAAATAGCACGTACTGGATATCCAGACTTATTATGAGTGTTGATTATCCAGTCGAGAACTTCGTCATTATTAATAACAACGGGCGCGGAGAGTTGGACGAAGAACTGGATCGTCTTGCAAAAATGAATCACAAGTTCATCGATAACATCAAGGTAGTTCATATGCCAGCAAACATTGGTTGCGCCGGTGCATGGAACCTTATCATTAAGTGTTACATGTTAGCACCGTACTGGATTATCGCGAACGACGATGTTGCATTTGGTCCTGGCCTCTTAAAAGAGATGGCAGATAATATAAACTCAGATCCAATGCTTGGTATGATTCATCCAAACGCTGGTGACTTTGGAATCGGCGCGTGGGACTTATTCCTCATTCGCGAAAACGTAGTAAAGATCTTTGGTCTGTTTGACGAAAACACGTATCCAGCATACTGCGAAGATGCAGACTATATCATGAGAATGCATCATAGACCAATTCGCAAGATCATTGGTCTAGAGTCTAAGTATATGCATGGCCACGGTGATAGTACGATGTATTATGAAACCGGCAGTCAGACAGAGAAAAATGAAGCTGGTTTGAAAGTAAAATTGGATCATGCAAACAACCTAAATATAGAGTATCTTAGCAAAAAGTGGGGAGCTGGCTGGAGAAAAATTTCTCCGAATAAGGATCCCTTTGCAGGACAAGAAACACCAATTTCAATCACAACATATGATCTCGAATTCGTGAGACAGAAACACCTGGGGTTTTGATATGAAGAACTGGATTGTAAATGAAGAAGAACACGTAGAACAAACCTACGTTCAGGATAAGATTGACGAAGGAAGAATTAGAATAAATCCTTCCTTACAAAAAAACAAGAGAGCATTCGTAATTGATAATTTCTATGAGGATCCATATGCAGTGCGAGAATTCGCATTACAGCAAGAATTCTTTGACGATCCTGGATACATAGGAAGAAGAACGCGAACTCAGCATCTCTTTCCTGGCCTAAAAGAAACTTTCGAAAGCATAATCGGAGAAAAGATAAGCGAGTGGGAAACCTACGGAATGAACGGAAGGTTTCAGCACAATTGGGCCGGAGAAAAATTAGTCTATCACTGCGATCAACAGAGATGGGCAGGCATGATTTATCTGTCTCCTGATGCACCACCTGAAACTGGAACAACGATGTATCGTCACAAAGAGACTAAAATACATCACAACACTCAGATTGATTGGAATTCCGGTCAAGGTATGAAGGTATTCAATCAAAAGACATTCCTTGATAGAACTCCATACGAACCGGTTGATGTGTTTGGAAATATATTCAATAGACTCGTGATTTTTGACGGCGGCTGTATTCACGCAGCATCTGAATACTTTGGTAGCGACATTAACGATTGCAGACTGTGGCAAATGTTCTTCTTTGACGGAGAAAAATCAAACATTCATCTTGGGAGTTAAAATGAAAATAGTTTTGGTTACTGGTGGTTTTGATCCAATTCATTCTGGTCATATCGCATACTTTAAGGAAGCAAAGAAACTTGGAGATATGTTAGTCGTTGGAGTAAACAGCAACGAGTGGCTTACTCGTAAAAAAGGACAACCCTTTATGGATGTCAACGAGAGAGTAGAGATAGTGAAGAACTTATCCATGGTGGACTCAGTGATCGTGTTTGATGATAGTGATGGAGGGGCATCTCAGGCGATCTATCACTGCCTTAACGCGTATCCAGACTCGGAAGTTATTTTCGCGAATGGTGGCGATAGAACAAACGATAATATCCCTGAGATGTCAATCCAAAACGAAAGACTATCCTTTGTGTTCGGCGTTGGTGGTACTCATAAGATGAACTCAAGCAGTAAGATTCTTACAGAGTGGAAGACACCAAAGACTGAGAGAAAATGGGGATACTATCGTATCCTCCATTCCGATGGACCTTCTACCAAAGTAAAGGAACTCGTAGTCGAACCAGGAAAGTCTCTTAGTCTACAAAGACACGAACTTCGTAGTGAGTACTGGATCGTAAGCTATGGTGTAGCAACTGTCAATCATGGAGACAGTATAGAAAACATTCAAACTTCAGTACTTGAAAAACACGAGGAGATTGATATTCCAGTCGGTACTTGGCATCAACTTGTAAATTACACGAGTGATGAGCTACGTATCGTAGAAGTACAATACGGTAAGAACTGCATTGAAGAGGATATTGAAAGAATCTAGATTCCACCACTGCAAGAATATTAATTCTTATTATATCAGCGCTACAAGAAATGTCAACAAAAAAATGATAGTTGCATGTTTTTATAAATAGAAATAAAAATAAAGGGTTTTCTTATGGCGTTACCAACTACAAGAGAAGAGTTCAAAGATTATGTTCTTCGCAAGATAGGAGCCCCGGTTATCCAGATCAACGTCTCGGAAGAACAAGTGGATGACCGTATCGATGAAGCTATATCTTTTTGGCGAGACTATCACTATGATGGGAGCCAGATGGTATATCTCAAGCACGCTCTAACTCAAGAAGAGATTGATGATGGGTACATAGAAGTACCAGACAGCCTTCTAGGTATCACTCGTATTTTTGATCTGAGTTCATCTATCTCTACCGGAACTGGTTTCTTTAACGTCCAGTATCAGTTCGTTCTCAACAACCTAGAGGACATTACTGGTTATAACATTCAACACTATTACATGGCACTGTCACATCTTCAGTTTCTACAAGAGATCCTTGTAGGTCGACCTCTTATAAGATACAATCGTCATATAAACCGTCTCTATCTTGATGTTACGAAATCAATTCTAAATCCTGGATCATACATTATCATCGAGGGATACGATATCATAGATGGTGAAACATACTCGGACGTGTGGCAGGATCGTTTTCTTCAGAACTATGCATCCGCTCTCATTCGTGAGCAGTGGGGTATGAATCTTACGAAGTTTACAAATATGCAACTCGTTGGCGGGGTTCAATTCAATGGAGAACAGATCCTCTCTGAAGCTAAGAACGATCGTAAAGAGATGGAAGACACCGCAAAGACGTCTCTTCAACCGCTCGTATATAACTGGATTGGATAAATGTTTATAGAAAACAAATATACTAGATGGTATTATTCTATAATCAATAATAGGATGAATAACCCGCACGATAAAGGGTCTTACACTGAAAGGCATCACATAATACCAAAATCGTTTGGCGGTCCTAATAAAAATGAAAACTTAGTAAGACTCAGCGCAAGAGAACATTTCTTAGTGCACTGGTTATTAACAAAAATGTGCAAATCTTTAGATCATAAAATAAAAATGAATCACGCTCTGCTAAGATTAATGAGCGCTTCAGAGTCGTTAGAATTGTACAAATGGTCTAAATGGCAATATGAAATCGCAAAAAACAAAAAAACAGTAGCACTTAAAGAAGCAAGAATGAATGGTAAAGATCCGAGATTGGGCAAAAAACATTCTTTAGAAGCAAAAGAAAAAATGAGAAAGGCAAAACTTGGAGTTAAAAGGGATCCTTCCAAAATAAGCTATCTAAAAGAAAGAAGACACACAGAAGAAACAAAACAAAAAATAAGTGCATCTTTATATGGAAGATTTTTTTCTGAAGAATCTAGAAAAAAATCTAGTGAAACACAAAAGGGAAAATCGCAAAATAAAACTGTATTAGTTTGTGATAAGTGTGGCCATGAAAATTATGCAACACAAATAAAAAGATATCACAATGATAATTGCAGATTGGCAGGATGATTGATGGCGACAAATGTCTTCTTTAACAACTATGACTATATAAACGAACAGCGACTGATTGACGATCTCGTCATTGAGTCCATTCAGATGTATGGTCTAGACACCTTTTATCTCACGCGTAGTTTACAAGCGGTGGATAACATACTCAACGAGGATGATCTTTCGATCTTTAATACAGCGTATGAGATGGAAGTATATGTTAAGAGCGTGGATGGATTTCAAGGAGAGGGCGACTTTCTTAGCAGATTCGGTCTTCAGATTCGTGATCAAGCTGTCTTTACAGTGGCTATTCGAACCTTTGAGAGAAACGTTACAAATATAAATCCAAGTATCTTAAGACCAAAAGAAGGCGATCTTATTTACTTTCCTTTAAACAACAAGTTCTTTAAGATAATGCACGTTGAACACGAGAGTGTTTTCTATCAAAGTGGTGCATTACAAGTATTCGATCTTAAGACAGAACTATTTGAATACTCGAATGAAAGATTCAATACAGGAGTAATTGATATTGATACTTTCTTTGACGCATATAAAACTTCTAACGTAACATCTCTTACAACTCTTAAGGCTAGGGATCCTATTGCTAAGAACATAGACTTTGAAGATGAAAAGACCGACATTATAGACTTCACAGAGATAGATCCGTTTAGCGAGACTATCACGAACCCAACGGATTAATCATGGCATTTGTAAATCATTTTTATAACGCTAGCACTAGAAAATATGTTGCTCTCTTTGGCATGCTGTTTAATAAGATAAGAATTACACGCAACGCTAACAATGGAACTCAAGTTCAAAGTATCATTGTTCCAATAGCATACGGACCGTTTCAGAAATTCTTAGCTAGAATTACACAAGACCCAAACTTAAGTAATCCGTCAGCAATCACTCTTCCAAGAATGTCTTTTGAAATGACAAACATGGTATACGATGGCACCAGAAAATTTTTGTCAAAACAAAAGGTTGTTAAGAATACAGATGAATCTAACGATCAAAGATTTTATGCTTGGTCTGCGGCACCGTATAATATAGACTTTTCTCTTTACATCATGACAAAATATTCAGAAGATGCTACAAAAATTGTAGAACAAATTATTCCGTTCTTTAAACCAGAATGGACGTCTACTGTTAAGTTAATAGACGGCATAGAACCAATAGACATACCGCTGATCCTAAATGGAATTACGAATGAAGAGTTATACGAAGGCGCTTTTGAAGAAAGAAGATCTGTCCTATGGACTCTTAATTTTACAATGAAAGTATGGTACTTTGGGCCAGAGCAAGCAAAACCAGTGATTAAGCTTATTGACACCGACCTATGGACCAGTTCAGATACTTCAAAGGATCCTGAAGTAGGTGTAAATGTATATCCAGGACTAAGCGCAAATGGTACGCCTGAAACTGACCCAGATCTAACTATCCCATACTCGGATATTGAATATAACGATGATTGGGGAGTTGTAAAGGTAGTCACTGAAGATCCAGAGGCAGAAGTATGAATGATGATAAATTATCAGAAGCTCTTGGCCTAAGGACATTGCTCGAAGCTAAAAAAGACGAACTCCCTGTGGTTGTCGAAGAAATAGAAGTTCTTCCTGTGCAAGTGACTGCTGAAGAAGATGATACTATACGCGACATAGAACAGGCTCGTGGAAACATTAAAAACATTATTGAACAAGGTGATGACGCTCTTAAAGAAATGATCTCTCTTGCAAAACAATCTGAGTCACCTCGAGCATTTGAGGTTGCTTCTACACTAATGAAGACTCTTCTTGACGCAAATAAAGATTTTGTTGAGATGTCGACTAAAAAGAAGTACGCGAAAGAAGAACTTATGGGTCCTAAAGAAGCGGCACAGACTAACATAACTAATAATAATCTAATACTTTCCACGGCAGATCTTCTTAAAATGATAAAGGGTGAATGATGGGCGATGGGTATCTTGGTAATATTCATTTAAAGAAAACTGGAGAACCTATAGAGTGGAGTCCAGAACTCATTCGTGAGTATCTCAAGTGTGCAGAAGATCCTGTCTATTTTGCAAAGAAGTATATTAAGATCGTTCACGTCGATCATGGTCTTATACCTCTAGATATGTACGAGTATCAGAAAGAGATCGTTGAAAAGATAACGAACAACCGTCGACTCGCTGTTCTGACCGCTCGCCAGTCCGGTAAGACTACGACTGCGGTTGCCGTGATCCTCCACTATATTCTCTTTAACGAGTTTAAGACTGTTGCGATCCTTGCAAATAAAGGTGATGCCGCAAGAGAAGTTCTTGCTCGTATAAAGCTAGCATACGAAGCTCTACCTAAGTGGCTTCAGCAGGGTATTGAGGAATGGAACAAAGGTAACATTGCATTGGAAAATGGATGCAACGTTCTTGCTGGTACAACATCTTCTTCCGCTATTCGTGGTAAGTCTGTGAACTTCCTCTATCTAGACGAAGTTGCGTTCATCGAGGGATACGACGAGTTCTTCGCGTCGGTATATCCTACCATCTCGTCGGGCGAGTCTACAAAGCTTCTCATGACCTCTACACCAAACGGATTGAACCACTTTTGGAAGACGTGTAAGGGAGCCGAAGAACAAACTAACGGTTACGAATTTGTTAAGGTTATGTGGTATGACGTTCCTGGAAGAGATGAAAAGTGGAGACAAGAAACTATCGAGTCGTTGGATCACGATGAAGAGAAGTTCAACCAGGAATATTGCTGTCAGTTCCTTGGTTCTTCAGGTACTCTCATATCCGGCGCAAAACTAAAGGATCTTGCTTACTCAATACCACTATATGCAAACGAAGGTCTATATCAATACGAAAAGCCGATTGAAAACCACATATACATAATGACGGTCGACGTATCGCGTGGTAAGGGTCTTGACTACTCTACGTTTAATATGATAGACGTTACATCCATGCCTTATAAACAGGTGTGTACCTTTAGAGATAACTATATATCTCCGGTTGACTTCGCTGCCGTCATATATAGAGTTGGAACTGCATATAACGGTGCGCTGTGTCTTACTGAAATTAATGACATCGGCGCTCAAGTATCTGACACGCTCGTCATGGATTTTGGTTATGAAAATATGCTATACACAGAGAATAATGGCCGTGAAGGAAAGAGAATTTCTAACGGCTTTGGAAAAGTAACCGACACCGGAATTAGAACTACAAAATCTGTAAAATCGGTTGGGTGTTCTATGCTTAAACTTTTAAT